GAAGGTAATGATGAAGCATCTTCTAAAGTCTTTGGTAATGTAAGAGCATTATCAGGAGTCTTAGATTTAATGGGTGCTAATGCAGAAGGCACAGCAGAAATATTTAGTTCTTTAACAAATTCATTAAATGCTACTAGCCAAGCATTTGAAGTTGTAGAAGAATCAGTATCACAAAAATTAGATAAATCTATAGCAAAATTAGGGAATGATACAATACCATTTTTTCAAGGTGCATTATTAGTTGTTACTGATGCTTTAAATGGTTTAATTTCTACTTTTCAAATTTTAGGTGATGTGGGTGGTCCGAGTGGTGATTTAAAAAGACAAATAGATGCAAATAAAAAATCTTTAGATGAATTTACTGTTTCAGGAAAACAAGCGTCTAAAGAAATGAAAAAATTGTTTGCACTTCCTTTTGATTCATTATTAGGTGATGATAAAGATAAGCAAGAAGATTTGTTACTTGCAAATATTTTGACATTTCAAAAAGGAGAGGATAAACCTAAAGAAGCCTTTAATACTTTAGATGAATTTAATAAAAAATTCAATACAAGTTTTAAAGATTTATCAGAGATTACTAATGAAGTTCAGTTTGATTTATTTCTATTAAATGATACTGCAAACCTACTCACAACAACAACAAGAGGAATGGCAAAAGGTTTAGATATTTCTAAACTTAAATTATTAGAATTTAAAACAGTTATAGAGGAGACTGCTCAAAGACAAAAACAATTTGCTTTAATATCAAATGTAGTTACTGCTGGAATGAATTTATTTTTTGATGCTCTAAATGACCCTCAAGGCTTTGATAATTTTATCAAAGGAATTAAAAAAGTTATAGTTCAATTATTAAAACAACTTGCAATCATGACTGCAATTTCGGCAGTTTTTGCATTAGTTACTGGTAAAAGTTTTGCAGATGTATTTAAATCTGTTACAGGTTTAGGTAAGCCTTCAGAAGGCTTTAAATTATTTGCTCAGGGTGGTATCGTAAAAAGTCCAGTTGCAGGTATTGTAGGAGAAGCTGGACCGGAAGCTGTAATTCCTTTAAATAGATTGCCACAAATCTTAGGTACTAGTCGTGGTACTACAAAAGGAGAATTTACATTAAGAGGACAAGACTTAATACTTGCTTTAGAAAGAGCAGGAGACTTTAGAGCAAGAGTAACAGGATAATGATATGTCATACGGATTACAATACTTTACAAATTTTTTTGATACAGATGTAAATAAATATCGTTTACAAATTTTTCAATGGCAATTTACTGGTAATCCTAAATCAAATATAAGACTTGCTGACAATGGTGTTGTAATAAACTATAGACAAGATGATGATTATTTTCAACCTATTATAGGTTCAACTTGTAAAATGCGTTTTTTTGTTGAAGTGGGTACTGGAGGTGATAACTGGGAAGATGAAGATACATTATGGAATCAAGCTGATTTCTTTTGGGATAGAAGTGAATTAACATTTTTATTGCCTGAAAATGATAGACAATACAAAGTTAAAGTTCTTAGAAAATTTGCTGGGGGTGAATCTGATACTGGTGCAACTTTACAAAGTAAATTAAAAGACACAACTGCATCTTTTAGTTCTTCTGTTAAAGTTGGTGATTTGGTAGTTAATACAACTACTGGTAATTATGCAAATGTTACTGCAATAGATTCTAATACTCTTTTAACATTAGATGATACTATTTTTTCTACAAGTACAGCACAAAACTATGAAATATTTAGAAGTCATTGGGTAGGCTTTATTATGCAAGATTCATACACTTTACCTATAGCCTCTAGACCTTATGCAGTTGAAGTGATTGCCTCTGATTTAATTGGTACAATTAATGGATATGATATAAACATAACTACAGAAAGACCAAAAACTTTTGATGTTATACAGAATTGCTTAAGAAGTATAAATTTACAAAGTGGTGATGGTACATCAGGACGTGGTTTAGATTTTGGATATAAAGTTTTATGTAGATTGAATCAATTTAGTTCTGCTACTCCAAGTGGTTCATCAAATGATAATCCTTATACACAAACATATCTAAATAGTGTTGATTCTTTACAAGATGAAAATGGTAATTATTTAAACTGTAAATATGTTCTTGAATCTTTATTAAGAATGTTTAATTGTAGAATATTTCAACATGAAGAAACTTGGACTATAATTGATAACGCCTCATTGTCTATCAGTTCTTTTAATGATAGTGGTTCATATTCAAAAGAATTTAAAAAATATAATAAAAGTGGTACTGCTGATGGAACAGAATCTATATCAAATCCTATTGTTAATATTAACAGTTCAGAAGGAAATGATACATTACAACCATTAAATCAAGATTTAATAAAAGTTATAAGGAGACCTGCAATAAGACAAAGAACACAAGTAAGAATAAAAGATACTTTAAAATCAAGATTTAATAATGGTGGATATGAAAATAATAGTTCACCTAGTGGTGGTACACCAAATTGGGGGCGTAATCCTGATGACTGGACTATAGCTGATAGAAGTATTGCTTATGCAGTAAATTCAACAGCGGCAGACACATCAAGTGGTCAGCCAGTTGTATATGGCATTACACCTTATGCTGGTGATTTTTCATTGTTAACTATAGGCAGTTCAAATGCACAAACTGTAGTTGCATCTAATGATACTGGAAATGTTGGTACTACTGCTGAACCTATAAAATTGGTGTTTGCCGATTATGCTCATGACCCTGATAATTCAGGACTATTAGCTTATATTATTAGAGTAAGAATATCTATAACACCAGTATCAGGTGGTACAGTATATTGGTCTATTACTGATAATAGTTGGGTAAGTAGTGCTACACAAGGTATCAATACAATAACAGGTTCTGTTCAAGAACAATGGAGATTTAATGAAATATCTATGGAAGCACCACCAATTGTAGGTAGTGCAAAAATAGAATTTTTTATACCTAAAGAAGATGCACATAATAATTCAGACTTTAGGGTTTACTATGATGATGTTGTTTTACAATCCATTTCAGATTTAGAGTTATATGATACTCAAACAAAAATTATTGATGGCTCTTTTAAAGACAATAGTGGAGTATTAAAATCTATAGAAAATAGATTTGGTATGTTAGATGATTCTAAATATTCAAATTGTTTAGTAGATAGTGCTGGTAATAATATTACTGCTTATAAATCTTTTGATGAAACTGGAGGTGCAACTTTAGAAACCTTAATGAATTTTCAAAGGCTTAATGAATATGCAACAAATAATTATAAATATGAAGGTACTTTTAGAAAGTTGCCAAGTAGTGATGGCTTTATAGTACCTTTAAATATGATAAGTTTACCTAAATTATCTTTTAATACATTGTCAGATGACAATCATCAAGCTATAGATAATCTTGAATTCAATGTATCAAAAAATAGATATAGAATCACAACTCATATTCCAACACAAGGTAATCTTACTAATTTTGGTCAGATAGCTAGTTTTACTGATTTTTATAAACACAAGCCTGAAGATTAAAAAAGGCTACCCATAAGAGTAGCCCAAAAATGAAAAATCAAATATAACCATTTTAAGCGATTATTTTTTTTATATCATATTTCTCTCCATACTTAAATAGAAACTCTCTTAAATCACTTTTAAATACCTTAGATTCTCCTTTGTTGTATACACCTATTACCTTGCAATCTTTTAGATATATTGTCTCATGAGACATAGTATTGTGTTCACAATAAACAACACTTCCAATCTTACCACAATCTTCCCAAGCATCTATGATTCTTTCTAACATCATTCTCTGACCTAATGGAACTTTTACACCAACTTTTTTCAATTCAAATAATAATAAATACTTGGAATCAAATTCTAAAACTGCATCAATATCTGATGGGTGTATTTTACCATTTTGTACACCTTCAAAATCAATTATTTGTTTTGCTCTGTTTGGATGCTTTATTAATCCCA